CTAGTTTTCGTCTAGTCTCTTGTGCCACCTTTCCGCAACATTGTCTCCTCTTTGGGTCCACCTGGTGGTAACCATAGAGTAGTCTGATGCATGTGATGGCAACATTATGTGCTCAGGCTGGTTCCTGCTGACCTTTAAGAAGGCAGTTACGAGCTGAGGGAGAGGTTTAAATTCAACGTGTCGTGCCAAGAGCCTCCGAATGCTCCAGCGCTGACCGGCTTTAATGAAGATTGACTCGTCTACGAGCTTCTTCATTTCGACAAGGTCCAGACTCTCTCTCATGATGTGCTTTTTGATATCCTTACGGAGTCTGTTTGCACCTCGCTTCCAAGCGGGGTTGAACAGTAAAGTACCTCTCATGAGTTGAGTGATCCTGTCTTCTGCCATCAGCGTGGCCCGCACGTCTCGATACGGTACCCCGTTCTCGACCTTGCCATTGATCCTCCGTTCTGAGGCTTCCTTGAGTTTCCTCTCCCCGTCTGATGTGTGTGCAAACACACTAGGAAGGGTTGAGGGACCTCGTCGAAGCAGGAGTTTCAATGCCTTGAAGGCGATTACGGGTGTGAGGCCCTTCGTTGTACCATTTCCGCCCATCGACGTCGGAAGTTCCGGGATGAACTTCTTTGATGTCGCCTTGAGGACAGAGGCTATGAGCCTCCTCTCTGGACCGCTAACGCGGTTCTTGAGGAGACTTATCCTCTCCCTATCTTCAGGGGTGATGGGTCGGTTAAGGTGCCGCTTAGGGCTACACTCACCGATCTTGGCGTGCTGGCCTGGAGTTTCTCGGGCCTCCATTAGCCCTGTCTCCATCTGGGTTCGAGACTCGAATTGACGTTCACAGAAGACACCTCTTTCCCCAAAGAAGGACTTCGTGTTGTTCAACTTCATGCCGACGTCGCGGATCGCCTCTTTGTACTTATGTACTTGGGAAGGCGTCCATAGTCCAAGTAAGTCATCTCCACAGATGACGAACGAAGACTTGCGACAACCGGTTTGTGTTGCACACCATGCGTTTAGCAAGGACAATATTGTCCATGTGGTCCCTAGGCCCATATGGAGTCCTCGGGAGGTAACTCCCAATGAGGATTCCGGGTCGTCGGGGTCATTGACGACTTCCATTGCACCTACTAAACGTAGTGACGTCTCATAGTCGAGCTCTGGCATTTCGAGTCCACTGAGTAGCCCCATGAGGGCTGCCCTTCCTACGTCGTGTGGAATCCAATCACTCGCAGCAGATAGATCTGCCGAGTATAATTGGCTTCCCGCATCTCCTCTGAGCTTGATCCGCTCATTGTTGAGAACTGCACGGGCGCACTTCATGCTTCTTAAAACAGGCATGGTGTGTTCCTTAACGCAGCGCGAAAAGTGCGCGACGTACGAGGGGTGGCTACTCGCCACGCGGATCTTCTCTCCTCTTTCTATCAGACCTACGGGCTTCAGCCGTAATAGGTCGACATCGGTACTCTCTTTGAAGTTACCGTTGTATGTTAGATATCTGGAGAGGCGATAAGCGCGGAGGGGTGTCAGCCTCGAAATGTCATATCCAGGTGGGTTGACTTGCTTGTTGAGCTTGGTTGCTTGCTTCTTGGACAGCAGTTCTCTCTCGCGAAGTACTTTTCTTCCTTCAAACGAAGAAACGCGCCAAGCGGGATGCAGAACAAGTTGTTGACGAACCCGCTCTCTTGCGTTGAAGTGTGAGGTAACATTAACACGTTGACCGTTCATTAGGAGAACACGCATGGCTTGCCGTGTGTGCCTAGTTTCAGTCAACAGTGGGCCCCAAGCGTAATAGTTTGGAACCCTGTTAATGTCCTCTCGCTTCACCCAGATTTTACCGTCTGGGTCGCGCATATCGAGAACGGGGGGTGCAACTCCTGCTCGTCCGAGGGCGCCATACCGTTGTCCACCTCTTAGTGCCCCTGGTGCTGTGTAGAGAGCATTTAAACGATGCAACTCTTCATACACCTTCGGTACTTTGAGGTCGGACGAAACGGATGGGTCCCAGCGACCATGCAAACAAGCTTTGTCAGCCGTGACAGGGCAACATGGCGGCACAAGGTCCCTTCTTCCTTCTTGAACACGGTTCTTCTCCACGTATCTCTTAGCGAGACCGTGGGTATAGTTCCAGATGTTCTCGAGGAGGAAGTCAGGCCTAGGCTCACTGGCAGTCTGCCACCTTTCCACACACTCTTCAATGGCCGCATTTCGCTTCTCCAGCAGCTCTGGGAATTGCTTTTGGATCCACTTCTTTCCTTTCTTAACAGAGAGGAATGGAGTATCCATTGCACGTCCTAGGGTGGAGGCAGTGAAATGTCGTTGAGAGAAGAGTCTGGAGGGCTCTACCATAGAACGTGATCTCATTCTATGGCACCAGTCCTTAAGTCTGTTGATGTGCGCGCATGTGTCAAGGATCCACCGTACGAAACGGGTGACCTTCCCGAAGTTCTTTGAACCGAAGGTTGGTTTCCCTTTCAGGTGACCATGACACAGCTCCCACGCACATACCAGCTTTGGAAAGTTGAGGCGGAGCCGGACACGTTGAATTTTACTGAGGGTTCTTATCCCCTCAACAAACCTTGGACTAACGTTTCGTGCGTTAGCCTTAACCCAGAGTTCGAGACTGCCTAGAGAGTTAGGTAGTAGCTCTCCAGTCTTGGACTTGGGGTTCCGGTTTGTAACAGGGCTAGTCGG